AATGAGAATACTAGTAATACCTGATTGTCAAATTAAGGAAGGTGTTCCTACTGACCATCTGGTATGGGCAGGTAAGGCTATCTGTGAGTATAAACCTGATGTTGTGATTAACTTAGGTGACTTTGCAGATATGCCTAGCCTATCTACACATGATAAAGTTGGTAGCAAATACTTTGAGGGATTGCGATATAAAAAAGATGTAGACGTAGCTAAAGAAGCTATGGCTAAGCTTCTTGCACCAATCAAAGAGATGCAGAATAAGCAGAAGAAGAACAAGGAGAAGGTTTATAAACCACGTATGGTGATGCTTATGGGCAACCATGAGAACCGCATTGATCGTGCTGTGAACAACAATCCTACACTAGAGGGGCTTATATCAACTAAAGATTTGTGTTACGAAGACGATTGGGAAGTGCATGAGTTTCTACATCCTGTGTTTATTAATGGTGTTGGCTTTAATCATTATTGGCCTGTTGGGGCGATGGGACGACCTGCGAGTAGTGCGGCTACTATTATTAATAAGCTACATATGTCTTGTGTTGCTGGTCATCAACAAGGTAAGCAAGTTGCCTACAGTAAACGAGCAGATGGTAAACCAGTATGTGCTATAATTGCGGGTAGCTATTATCTACATGATGAAAGTTATATGGATAAGCTAAGCAATAGGCACTGGCGAGGTTTGGTTGTGTTGAATGAGGTTGAGGATGGTCATTTCGATGAGATGTTCTTGAGCATTGAATATCTTGGGAGAAAATATGAACTACTCGGATAAACTTCTTGCAGTGACTAGATTTGTGGAGGATAATTTTGACGACCCTGTTGAATTGATAATTGCGTTAGGTGTATCAGTTGAAGACATAATCAAACTATTACCTGATGTACTTGTTGCAAACTACACTAACTTTTATCCGACACATGACTACACAGAAGAAGACACAATTGAAGAAGACGAAGCAGACCTTGGAACTGGAGAAGATTGGGAAGACTAGGAAGCGAGTCGTTATTAATAACGCACAGACTAAAGAGTGGAACAAGCAGTTGCAAGATTTTAAACAAAGGGAACAAAATGAAATTTAAATTTGAACTTGAAGAATATGGTGTTACACACACAGTGCAAGGTGATCTTGATGAGTGGGTTACATATGGTGAAATAGCACAACAATTTGCTAATTTACTCAGCGGTGCATTTGGTTATACAATTCACCTTGACCCACATACAGATAGTGGTAAGCCACTTAACGCAGATGAGTTGTGGGAAAAGTTTTCTGAAGAAGAAGAACAGCCTGTTAAGAAAAAGAAATGCAAAGCTAAATGCGAGTAAGCCTTGTATGGGCTACCCCTAGCGGTGATGAGCTTATCGCTTACATGGCTAGGGTTAGCAATCCTGACAATCAGGACAACACTGAGACAGCACCTAAGCTAATTAAATATCTCAAAGATAACAATCATTGGAGTCCGTTTGAGATGGTTAATATGTGTGTAGAGATCAATACTACACGAGACATAGCTAGGCAGATATTGCGTCATCGTAGTTTTAGTTTTCAAGAGTTTAGTCAACGTTATGCAGAAGTAGCTGTATCTATGGAAACAAGTGAAGCACGTATGCAAGATGTAACTAACAGACAGAATAGTCTTGAAACTACAGATATACAGCTTAAGTCTTGGTGGCAAGCAATGCAACAACGTGTTGCTGATGATGCAGAGTATGTCTATCATACAGCGTTGAGTAAGGGTATAGCCAAAGAGGTTGCACGTAAAGTGTTGCCTGAAGGTTTAACTCCTACTCGCATGTACATGAATGGTAATTTGCGTAGCTGGATACACTATGTAGACATACGATGTGACAAGGCTACACAGAAAGAACACAGAGAGATAGCTGAACAATGCAAAGCGTTATTAGTAACACATTTTCCATCCACGTTTAAGGAATAATATGACTTGGCCTTTCCCAACACAACCATTGCAACCACCTAAGAATGACAAGCCACCTAAGTTTAATCCTGATAACTTTGAGGATGCACCTGTATGACAAAAGATGAAGCATTGCAAATGTGTCTAGAATACATTGAAACAGATGCACATGAACGTAGACATGTCAGATGGGCAATCAAAGAAGCCTTGGCACAGCCAGAGCAAGAGCCTGTGGCTTATTCGGGCAACGGCACTGCTGGACGAGAAGCAGATGTGCGACCTACTGGGTTCTGTTTTCAGATGCCAAAGCGCACATGGGTAGGGCTGACTGATGAGGAGATTCAGGAATGCTACAGCGAGGCTTACAAGATAGTCCAAGGTAGGCAACTTGAAATTGCCTTTTACAAAACTATTGAAGCCAAACTCAAGGAGAACAATAATGGCTAGTTGGCTTATTGCAATGATAGGTGTTGTGTACACAATAGTAGCTGTTCAGTTACTAGTAACAGGTAAGACAGGGTTAGGTATAGCATTCATTGGTTATGCTATAGGTAATGTAGGCTTATATATGGAGGCTAGAGTATGAACAACCCACCAGCATTTCCACACACAGTTGAATACAAAGGCTCTGATTGCGGAGGAATTGTTCCTCACAGCGGCATGACATTGCGGGACTACTTTGCTGCAAAGGCTATGCAAGCGTTGTTATCAGACAATGATTGGCGACAAGACATGGACTTTGATGACACTGCATTTGCCGCTAACAAACAAGCAGACGCAATGATGAAAGCTAGGTTGTGAGAAATGGTGGTGAGTGGACAGAGGGACGCTATCGTAGCTTCATAACTTCTACATTACGTGGTGGTATGCGTAGATGGCCTCCTAAGTGGATTACATTGAAAGAAGCATTCGTAGGTAAGAAGATCAATAATAAGACAGGTAAACAAGCAATGCACTATAAGTGTGCTGCATGTAAGAAAGATTATGTGTCTAAAGATGTTCAAGTAGACCATGTTAATCCAGTAGTTGACCCCACTACTGGTTTTGTATCTTGGGATGTATACATTGACAGATTGTTCTGTGAGAGTTATAATCTACAGGTATTGTGTTCTACATGTCATAAAAAGAAAACAGCAGGAGAGAAGATAGATGCAAAACGAGGAAGAAGCGTGGTTACACCACACGATTAAAGCATTCGATGAGATTGTATGCTCAGGTAAATATGGCCCTTTGTTCTATAAGATGTTGAGTGACGATGCTAAACTAATCTTATTTAATATGAGGATGTTGGAAGAAAACAATATGGAGATAGAACATGTCACTAGCGTTTAGATGGATGGGTGGACTGGCATTTGGATTTGAGATTAATGCGGGGCCGGGTGTATACTTATGTGTATATCTAGGTATTGTAGAAGTAGCAATTTTTAACGAAGATAAGGTGGATGATTAATGGATAGTTACCAAACATTTATTGCAAAGAGTAGATACTCACGTTTTGTTGATACTAGTAACAGACGTGAGCATTGGCCTGAAACTGTAGATCGCTATATGAATTTTATGGATAAGCATCTTAAGACTAAGGTGAACTATCAAATGCCACGAGAGTTGTTTAATGAACTGCATAGTGCCATCCTTAACCATGAAGTGATGCCTTCTATGCGAGCTATGATGACTGCTGGTGAAGCACTAAATCGTGATAACACTGCTGGTTATAATTGTTCCTATCTGCCTGTAGATGATGTTAAGAGCTTTGATGAAGCTATGTACATTCTGTTGTGCGGAACGGGTGTTGGATTCTCTGTAGAAAGTAAATATGTTCAAAAATTACCTGATGTACCTGCGCTCATGTTTAACAGTGACACTACAATTGTGGTGTCAGACAGTAAAGCAGGTTGGGCAAAAGCTTTACGACAAATTCTTGCATTGTTATACAGTGGTGAAATCCCAAAATGGGACGTAAGTAAAGTACGACCTGCTGGTACTCGACTCAAAACATTTGGTGGTAGAGCATCAGGCCCTGAGCCATTAGTTGACTTGTTTAAGTTTGTTACTAGTAAGTTTCAAGGTGCTGCTGGACGTAAGCTGACTAGCTTAGAGTGCCATGACATTATGTGTAAGATTGGTGAAGTAGTTGTAGTTGGTGGTGTACGTAGATCAGCTATGATTAGCTTGTCTGATTTGTCTGATGATAGGATGCGTCATGCGAAAAGCGGAAATTGGTGGGAGCGAGAGGGACAACGAGCTTTGGCAAACAACAGTGCATCTTATAATGTCAAGCCCACAGTTGGGGAATTTATGGCAGAATGGTTGGCATTGTACCAGTCTCATAGTGGAGAACGAGGAATCTTTTCAAGGGAAGCTGCTAAGTATACGGTTGAAAAGAATGGAAGACGAGATAGTAACTATGACTTTGGAACTAACCCATGTTCTGAAATCATTCTCCGTCCATATCAATTTTGTAATCTTACAGAAGTGGTGGCCCGAGACACAGATAACGGAGATACTCTTAGCCGAAAAGTGCGACTTGCCACTATCTTGGGAACTTTCCAATCAACTCTCACAGAATTTCCATATCTTAGAAAAATCTGGCAGAACAATACTGAGGCTGAACGGCTTCTCGGAGTCTCCATCACAGGAATCCTCGACTGCCCTGTGCTGAATGATGTGAATGATGTGGGTCTGTCATCAAGATTAGAGATGC